AAATCAACACAATCAAACAAAAGCAAAAGGATATTATTGGAATAAAAATGCAAATAAATGGAATGCTCAAATTCATTTAAATGGTAAAAAAATATATTTAGGACTATTCAATACCAAAGAAGATGCAAGAGCTTCATACTTAGAAGCAAAAGAAAAATATCATATTATATAGTTACAGTAGATTAGTTTACTGTAAACTAAAAAAGGGAGCCAATTACAGCTCCCTTTTTTATTTACTTAAAACAACTTACTTTTTTGTCGGATAAAAGCTTAAACCGTCACCAATATTCCTAATAAAATTAATACAATCTTCACCATAAGTAAATACCAATTGATTAATTCCTTTTACTTTAACTGTATCAAAATCAATATTGTTATCAACAAATACAGTAATCTCTAAATTCACATAAGTATTCTTGGTGCCAATACGTGAATTAATCTCAATTGGTGTATCTAAAACAATGATAGACCTAATATAACCAATAGAAGCAAAATGTTCTCTTACAGTTCTTCTAAATTCCCATTTTAATTTAACTTCAAGTTCTTTCATTGATTCATTAAAATCATTATCTAGATTAACGCTAACCCATAAAGGTAAACTAATATAAAATGATTTAGGTTTACTAACATCCATTATACCACTTTCTATTTTGTAACCATCAACATTAAAATTATAATATCTACTTGTTTTGTCTGCCATATATTGTAAATATATGACTTTTTTTTGACAAAAACAAATTTATTTTAAAATAATTTGACTTTTGCTAATTTTCTACATATTTATTAATATAACAATTAAAATAAATAAAGATTATGTCAAATTTTAAACTACCAGAACACACATCATTGGAAGATGATTTAAACAACCAGGCATTGTTAAAAGAGTATAGTGAGCTATATATTAAACAATCTGGTACACAAACACAGAAAGATGCATTGCAAATTAAAAATGCTCTTAAAATGACTGAAAATAAACTTGTATTCAAAACTGATGAGCAAGCTGATGAATATGGTAAACAACAATTTACAAAATGGTGCACAGCAACTTCAGGATGTAATATAGTTAAATGGTCAAAAAATAAAAAAGCATATTGGGATGTTGCTTATCAATTAAACAATACAAATATAGTTGGCGAAATTAAATTTAGAGATGCATATATCAACACATATGCAAATTGGTATTATGAAGTTAAAAAACATAATAATTTAACCGAATCAAGAAAAAATAAAGATACTCAAATACATTATATTAACTTTTACCAAGGAGATACAATGAACATCTGGAATACAACAACCATACATACACAAAAGGAGCCAGTAGAACGATTAATGAAGGCCAGTGAATACAGTGGACCAGAAAAGAAATTAAAACTAGTATATGAGTTAAAAAATGACGAAACTATATTTACTAAAAATAATAATTAATTAAATTAAAAAAAATGGAAACAACTAAAACAAAAGAAGAAATCAACCAAAGAATCTTAGACCTAATCAAAAGGATAGACGAAAGACAACAAGAGATATTAGAAACACTTGATGAAATATTCTCACTTGGTGATGATAACGAAAAATAAATCTAAATAAGATGGAAAACAATAATGTAATTGAAGAAGGGTTTGTAGCTTTTTACAAACAACTAAAAAAATTAAAACTTACCAATAAAGAATTAGTTAAAAAAGAAATAATCGATACAAACTTAGAAGAGTTTAAAGTATTATTTGATGTATTAACAACTATCGATTGGGATAATGATAGTAATATAGATGAGGCTTATGAAATGGCCTCATTTGCTATTTATAACATTAATTATATTCTTATTACCCAAATGGTAATGCTGGAGAAATGTGAAGAATACGAGAACGCAAAAATAATATATGATTTAATCTACCAAACATATTATTTAATTGGAGAACAATTATCACCAACATTCGATTCAACAATTGAAAAAGTAATAATAAAAGAAAATATAAAGGAAGCTGTAACTCAAGTTAAAATAGCAATTGAAACAATAGAACAAAATTAATACAATGATATTTATAATAATACCATCAGCATTCCTTGCTGCATATATAACACTTGAAATAATAACATACATTAAAAACAATAGAAAATGATTACAGAAATTCAACATAAATTAATTAATAAATTAAGAAATGTAATGCCATCAAAAAGTGACATTGTAAAACTAAAAGATATTTATACAAAAGAAACGGGTCAAGGATTTGATGGTTGCTTTTGCAGCAGCGTACAAAGAAGAATTTTTAAAAAAACCTTTTACGAATGGTATAATAATGAATACCCACAAACACCAGAAGTATAATGGCAGTTACCAAAAGACAACTAGACAATTATTTTAATAATAATTATTATGATATTTTAAAACTAACTCAAAACATTATTAATAAGTTAAAAAAAAAATATGAACCAGAAACTTTATTGGCCAATGGATACATATACTTAAAAAATAAACAATCAGATATTCCAGAAGAAGAAGATATTCAAAGGTGGTTAATAACTTATATTAAAAATGAAATTAAGTGGACCAATAGTCAAATAAGTAAAGAAGAGAAAATAAAAGATAATATTGAAATAAATGATTACCACCAAGAAAATGATGATTCAGATATTCAAGATAAAATAGATTATGAATTACGTTACAATAAGGAAAAAGATATTTTAAATCAATATAGAAACGATTATTTAAAAGATAAACAACGTCAGATTATCTTTGATATCTATTTTTTAAAAGGACATTCATCATCAAGAAAGATGGGTCGTCATTTTAATATACATTATGTATCAGCCTGGAAACTTATAAATGAAATGAAAGAAGATATTTATTATTTCATTAACAATGTCTACAATAATAACAATAATATAAAATAGTATTATGAAGAGAATAGAATTAAAAGAAGAATACATCAATAAAGATTTTCAAGTGGACATACCAGGTATAGGTTATATAATGGTCAGTACAAGCGCAATTGGCCCCGAAGGATATGAATATTGGATTAATAAAGGATATACTTATCTATTTAACATAATTGATGAACCAGAACCAATAATAGAACCTAGAGTAATTGAATATAAAGGAGTTGAACCAGCTGCACAACCAAAAAAGAAACGTGGCCGCCCAAAGAAAGTTAAATAATTACTATATTTGTATAAAAAAATATTATGACAAGAGAAGAACGCTGCAAATTAGCAATTGAAAAAGGTTACACATATAACCAAGAGAGTGGAAAAGTATATTCAAGATTTGGTAATGAAATTAAAAGTAAATTTAATACAGGTTACATTCAAATGCAGATATATATAAATAAAAAAAGATATGATTTATTAGGACATCATTTTGCTTGGTATTGGGTTAATAAAGAATGTGTTAATTGTTTAGACCATATTAATGGGATTAAAACAGATAATTGTATATCTAATTTACGTAGTGTAACCCATCAACAAAATCATATGAATAGAACAACAGCAAAAGGTTATCATTGGCATAAAAGTAAAAACAAATGGAAAGCTTCAATTAAATTAAACGGTAAAACTATTCATTTAGGACTATTTAATACTGAAGAAGATGCTAGAGCAGCATACATAACAGCAAAAGAAAAATATCACATAATATGAACAACAGACATCAACAATTTATCGATGAATACTTATCAAATGGAATGAATGGTACACAAGCTTATAAAAAAGTTTATCCATCAGTACAAGATAATTCAGCTCGTATAAACGCAAATAAATTGCTAACAAGGACTGACATAGCTGAAGAAGTTAAAAAGCGTCAAGAAGCCACCGCAAATAGATTAGAAATCACCAGGGAATTTATTGTACAAGAATATTTAGAATTAATTAATTCAGCAAAGAATGATGAACTTGGACCAGATAGAAATAACTGGAATAAAAGTTTACAACAACTATCTAAACTTTTAGGATTAGATGCAGCTGAGAAAAAAGATATTACATTTGACGGAACATTAGATATAACCAAACTATTTGGATTTGAAGATGATGAAATCTTAAATGATTAAATTAAATAAAAAATATAGTGAATTAGTTAAATCAGATAAACGTTATTATGTAGTTTCTGGTGGAAGGGCTTCAGGAAAATCATATTCGATTGCCACATATTTATTAGCATTAACTTTTGAAAAAGGTAATGTTATTTTATTTGCACGATATACAATGACATCAGTGCAAATTTCAATATTTCCAGAATTTATAGATAAGATTGAAACTTTAGGACTTACCAATTTATTTGAGATTACAAAGAATACTATAGTAAATAAAGCAACTGGTAGTAAGATAATATTCAAAGGTATTAAAACTGGCTCCAATCTACAAACTGCAAATCTTAAATCAATTGCTAATTTAAATGTTATTGTAATTGATGAGGCTGAAGAAATCCCAGACGAAGCAACATTTGATAAGATTGATTTATCAGCCAGACGTAATGATAAAGATAATAAAATAATTGTAATCTTTAATCCAACTACAAAAGCACATTGGTTATATCAAAGATTCTTTGAACAAACTGGAATAGAACCAGGATATTGCACACAAAGTGATGATACCGTTTATATTCATTCATCATTCCTAGATAATAAAAAATATTTATCAGAATCAATTCTAAAGCAATTTGCGAAGCTTGAGACAACAAATAAAGAGAAATTTGACCACATAGTTATGGGAGCCTTTTTAGATGTAGCAGAAGGTGTTATATTTAAGAATTGGGAATACGGTGAATTTCCAAATGTTGATGATTATTATTTTGGATTAGACTTTGGATTTGACCCAGACCCAGATGCTTTGGTAAAAGTATATATTGATGAATATGAAAAGAAGATATATATTGATGAATGTATTTATTCAACCAAATTATCAACACCAGAATTATCAGAACAAATTAAATATTTTGCTGAATCAAAATTAGTAATTGCCGATAACCAGGCCAATCGATTAATATCTGAATTGGAAGGATATAAAATAAACATTGAAGGTTGCACAAAAGGTGCTGGTAGTATTGAGCAAGGTATTAAATTATTAAGTGATTATACGTTAGTTATAACATCATCATCAACAAATGTAATTAAAGAAATGAATAATTATGTATGGTCAAATAAAAAAGCTGGTGTACCAAAAGATATGTATAATCACTCTATAGATGCAATTAGATATATTGTATCACATTTGTTGGTAAATAACCAAGGTGGTTACCAAACATTCTAAAAAACAATATAGAATAATATAACAATTAAAAATAAAAAATATTATGGCATTTCAAGTAGTAGCACAACCAAATCAATATCATCCAGGATATAATCCTGTAGTATATGGAGCAAATGATTCAACTGAATATACTTTACCAGGATATAGATATGTATTCTCATTTTATGAAGATGGTGAAACAACACCATTCCAAATACTTAAAGCTGCACCAAATCCAGTTAATGGTGATGGTATAGTTGATGTAAGTAAAGCATTACAATCATTTATTAGTTATGATTTAGATTTTAATGAATTAGAACCAGTAGAAGCTGAAAGCTCACATTTTATATATGATGTAAAAATTGGTTATGAATACATAGAAAATTGGACCTTTACTGGTTTTACAACTGGAGGTGGTATTTATGTTGACCAAGTTAAATTAGAAGGTGCAATTGATTCACCATATTCTGTTGGTGATTATATTAATATAACTATTGACCCAACTTTAATGGTCACTTATTCAGCATTAATTGGTACATTTAGAATACTTGAAGTTGGTACAGGATATATAGTAATTGCATTATTATATGCAGCATTAGATGGTGAACCATCAATAGGTGGTATTTCATTTAGAAATAATGGTTTAATGGTAAGATTTTATGAAGTTGAAACTATTTCAGATAGAATAGTATATAATGAAGCTGTACCATTTAAAGATTTTCCAACTTGGAATGAGAATAAAATACTACCAGATTTAAGTGGATATCCAGAAGGTGATATTTTAACAAACTCACCAAACTGGTTAGTAACAGCAGAAGATAAAGATAAATATATTATTAAACCTTATCAAGAGCTTTATTGGAATGCAATGAATAATCCAATTGGTGATACAGGTACGACTTTAGCAAATACTATGATTGTTGAAAATGAATTTGGTGATAGATGGATGTTAGCTAATTATGATAATTTTAATGACCCAACAATTACAATGACACAATTTAATGTTAGTCCAGATAATCAAGGTTGGATTAATATCACACCAAATTGGGGTACAGGTACTTTTTATACTCAAGGTTTTAATCCTTACACACATATTAATAGTGATAGTTCTTTATCAGTATCAAAATGGTTAGAATTCTGGCCAACATATGCACCAGGTTATGATGAATGTGATGCTATTGATATTCAAATAACGCAAGACCCAGCTGTACCTGGTCCACCAACCACTACTTTTAATTTTACAGCAAGACCTGTTGAGAATGGAAGAAATTTAAGAAGACTTTATCACACAATAATAGATGGTAAAGATGCCTTCTTAATAAGTGAAGTTGACCCAGGTCCTCAAAGAGTTTGGAATTTATATATGGCTGATAGTTATAATCCTTATGGATTCTCTTCACAATATAGTGTATTTGCTAAAAGAACATCTAATAGTCTACCTTATGGAACAACTAGTGCTAGTAGTAATAGTGGTGATGCTTGGAAGGCATTTGATGGTAATCCTAATACATCTTGGGCAGCTACAGATGGAACAGGAACAGGAACATTAACTTATAATATGCCATATACAAGTGCTATTGGTTGGGCAAGACCTCAATCTTATACTATTGATAAAGGTTCTTTGACTATTAATGCTCCAAAAGATTGGACATTTCAAGGTTCAAGAGATGGTGGTTCAACTTGGACAACATTACACACCGTTGTTGGTAGTACAACAGCTGGTATTTATAATAGTCCACAATTAAACATATTGATAGCATATACAAGATTTAGACTTGTAGTAACTTCAATAGTTAGTGGTACTAATGTGAGAATAAATGAATTTAGTGTAAAAGGACTAAGTAGAATTGCTAGAATGGTATCTAGTGGTGATTGTCCTATAAGTGGAGGTTTTTTAATATGGTCAATACAAGGTGGTCCAATGCCAGAATGGACAAGTCTTACATTAGATACAACGGCAGTTCTACCTACGGTTTATAACGAAGCAACTGATGAATATAGTACAATTCCAACATTAAAAAAGAGAAGAGTATATTTAGATTATACTTGTCAAGATAATGAAACACAATTATTATTCTTAGATAGAAGTGGTTCTTGGTCATCATTTCCATTCCCACTTAAAGTAAATGAAAGAATGGATAATGAAAAATTAGACTATAGAACTAATATTGGATTTGTTGAAGGTGGAGCTTGGACTTATAATACGTATGATTCTGAAATTAAGACTTATCATTCAAATGTTAAGAAACAATATATCTTAACTACAAACTTCTTAAATGAAGCGATGGATGAATACTTCCAAGAATTGATTTCATCACCACAAGTGTACGTTAAATTAAAAGACAGCACTGATTGGTTATCTTGTAATGTATTAACAAAATCATTGGAACCAATCACAAGAAGATTAAAACAAAGAACAATAACAATCGAGTTAAACTCACAAGATAATATAAACATATAATGGCAACAGTAATACAATTATTTAATGACGAGGATTTAAGCCTTGCGATTGGATATTTGGATGTTAGTGATAATATTCCACTTCCAATAACTTATAGTGTCTCAGACGTTAAAAACGTGGGTGAAAGAACTGCATCATCATCAAAAAGTATCATATTGCCAGGGACCAAAAATAATAATCAATTATTCGGTCAATTATTTGATGTTAATATTGAATTTGGTTTGGCCACTTATAATATTTACAAGAAACAAAAGTGCGCAGTTATAACTGATAGTAGATTGGTTATGGACAATGCATTCTTACAGTTGGTAAGTGTTAGCAAAAGAAAAAATACACAAACACAAGAAGATGAGATTCAATATGAAGTATTAGTTAAATCACAAATCTTCAACTTCTTTACACAAATACAAAATAGGAATTTAACTGATTTAGATTTTAGTGAATTTGACCACGAGTTTAGTGGACAACAAATTTATGATTCAATGCCTAATACTTGGGAAGATGGTTATAACTATGTATTTCCTTATACTACAGGTGTAACTTATAATTTAAATCAATTAAAACCATCAATATATGCAAAACAATATTGGGATAAGATTCATCAACAAGCTGGATATACATATGAATGGGATTCATTAACAGATGATTTCGTTAGATTTAATAAAATGATATTAATTGCTAATAACGAAGATAATAGAATTAATAATGCTATTAATGATGCTTATCAAGTTAAAGCAAATAATACTGTAATAACTAATGATTTTATAGTTTCTGGTGATAACATTAATTCTGTTTATTCTAAAAAAATATTATTTAATGTTGATTATGACCCAAGTTCAAGTTTTGATTTACCTAATGATAGATGGACAAATCCATTTAATAATCCACAAAGTTTAACATTTACATTAAATTTACCATATGGTGAAAGTTTAGCAGTTGGGGTTAGTAGTCCAGCTGCAATATCACAAGGTGCCTCTTCATTTAAAACACTTTTAGAAGTTACTGTAAATAGTATTGTAGCATCAACTACATTATTATCTGAATATAGTTGGGCAAATAATGATGAAATAGTACCAGCTAGTTCACAAATATTTTTAAGAGACCCAAACTTACAACCATTACAAGTTGTAGTTGAATTAAGTGATTTAGATATAAATGATGTAGTAGAATTTTATTTTAGATTTGAAATTGATGTTAATACACAAGCTGGTGTTAGTATTGAATATAGAAATTACATTAAAAGTACACCAGTTGATGTTGAAAATGATTTTTTACCACAACTTAATATTCAATACACTAGTAATAATGTACCATTTGAATTTACATTCCCAATTAATACGATAATACCTACTAAATTCACCCAAAGAAATTTTATTGATGGTATTATTAAAATGTTTAATCTTTATGTGGAACCAGATAAATTAAATCAACGTAATCTTATTTATAAACTTAGAGATGATTTTTATGATGAAGGTAAAGTATTAAATTGGTCCAATAAATTAATGGTTGATATGGACCAAAAAGTAGAATTCTTATCTGATTTGAATTTTAAAAATTTGGTATTAACATATAAAGAAGATTCAGATGATGCAAATAAAAGTTATAAAGATGCCACCAAAGAAATATTTGGACAAATTACAACAATTTTTGATACTGAATGGTTAAAAAATACTGAAACAATAACAAACCCATTATCACCAACACCACTTGGTTTAAGTGGTCATCGTGGTTTAAATCCATTTATAGATTATACAAAAAATTTTAATACTAGAATATTAATGGATAGTGGTTTTTTAGCTACTCCATTTGTAATTATTAATTATATACCAACAACATTTCCAGGTCTCCCTAATATCACAGTATTTCCAACATATAAAGCATTTACAACATTTGATAATGTATTTAACCCAAATTATGAAATTAATTTTGGACAACCACAATATTATTTTTATAGTACAAATTTAACAGAAAACAATCTTTATAATCTTAATTGGAAAAGAACTTATCAACAATTAAATTCTAGCCGTCTTTTAACCGCTTACTTTGATTTAAATGAGGTTGATATAGCTACACTATCACTTGCTGATAAAATCTGGTGTATGAACAAATATTGGTTAATTAATGCTATAGTAGATTACGATGCGAATGCAAATAAACCAACTGAAGTTGAATTAATCAGTTATGAAGAAGCTGGGATTACATTACCAATACTTGGTTAACAAAGATTAAATATAAAACAATATAATTAAAACAATATTATGGCTGAACAAATTAAAATAGATATATTTGCTGATTCATCATCAATTAAAGAATTAAAACAACAATTACTTGAAGCAAGAAATCAATTATCTGGATTGGATAAAGATTCAGAGGGATTTCAAAACGTTGCTAGAAGAGCTGGTGAATTAAAAGACCAAATAAAAGATGTTAATGAGCAAGTAGCAATATTTGCTTCTGGTTCCAAGTTTGAACAAGCTGGAATAGCATTAGGTCAAGTTAAAGATAATTTAATGAATCTTGATTTTGAAGGTGCTGCTGAAAAAGCACGTTCATTAACAGCTATTGTTAAAACAATTTCATTTGGTGAAGCTACAAAAGGTTTAAAGGACCTTGGTTCAACTTTCTTATCATTGGGTAAAGCTTTAATTACCAATCCATTATTTCTTATTCCAGCGGCAATAATTGGTATTATTTCAGCATTAGGTTTATTAGGTCCAATCATTGATGGTATTAAAGCTATATTTAATTCGTTAAGTGATGCTGCAAGAGAATTTACAGATATACTTGGTATTACTAATACAAAAGCTGATAAATTAGCTGAATCTCAAAAGAAATTAAGAGAAGAATCAAATAAACAAAAAGAAGCTATTGCTGAAGAAGGTAAAGCATATGTAAGTTTATTAGGGCAATTATCTGCAACTAATGCTGGTAGTGAAGATAGAAAAGAATTAATTAAAGATATTAATGCTGAATATGGTACTACACTTACCAATATGAGTAATGAAGCTGAATTCCAAAAGCAAGTTAATGCTGAAATGGATAATTATATTAAATATTTGATTGCTAAATATACATTACAAGCTAACGAGGATAAGATTAAAAAGAATATTCAAACTCAAATGAAAATTCAAGAAGAATTGAATAAATCTAGAGGTGAAGAAAAAAGAATTATTGATGAAATAGCTAGTGCAAATGAAAGAGCTAATAAGTTTGCTCTTGATTTTTCACAAACAGGTAAAGCCAATTATCAATCAGCTCAAGCAGATATTGCTAGACTTAACGTAGAACTTGAAAAACAAAAAAATGAAACTGGTTTAGTTACTCAAAATATAACTAATGCTAGACAAAGATTTAAATCATATGCTGGAGCTGCTAAAGAATTATCTGATACTATTACTGAATTAACAAATAGTGGAGTAAAATATAATGGAGCTACAAAAGCAACAACAACAGATGTTAAAGATACTACTAATGCTATTTCTGGATTATCTTTAGAAATTAAAAAAATTAATAGCATTGAAACTAAACCATTGGAATTACTTCCAGATACTACTAATTTTTTAACTTGGGATGAAATATATAGGGAAAATGTTGCTCAAATAGAACTTCAAGCTGCTGAATCTACACAAGGTCAAATAGACTTATTAAATTTTAGAATGGAAGAAGAAATAAGAATGACTGAAGCTACAGAATCTGAAAAACTTTTAATTAAAAAGAAATATCAAACTCAAATTGATGCGGTAATAACTGATGCTGCTGAATATGAAAAAAAAGTTAACCGAGATATAGCACAAGCAAAAATAGCTCTAGCAAATTCAGCATCAGATTTTCTTAATGCGCTTAATACAAAAAATAAAGGAATTTTATTAACAGCATTAGCACTAGAAAAAGCAGCTGCTATAGCTACGGTTATCGTTAATGCCCAAGCTGAAATCTCTGGTCACGCTGCAACAGCTGCTGCAAATCCAGCAAATGCTGCAACATTTGGTGCTGCTGGTATAGCTCAATTAGCAACATTAACAGCATTAACTAAGGTTAGAGCTGCATTAAGTATTGCTACAATTGCTGCAACTGCATTCAATGGTGCTAAAAATATAGTAACTAGTGGTGGTGGAGGCGGTGGTGCTGGTACAGTTAATGCTGGTTCAGTTACAACACCAGCACAACCATCATTTCAATTATTTGGACAAGCTAATACTGGTAATGCTGTTGAAGCTGGCACAGGTAATCAAAATCAAACTTTTAATGTTAATGCAACCGTTAGTGTTGAACAAATTACAGATACTCAAAAGAAACTTGCTCAAATCAAGCAATCAAAAACATTATAATAAAATTATACAATTAAAATAAAAACAAATGGTAACATCATATACTGTACTAAAAGATAGAATTCAAATATTTTGTGATAATCATTACCAAATAGAAAAGTTTGGTGGTGAATTTCAATCTGAAATAAATAATTTTGCAACAAAAGATGAAAGATATCCTATTTTATATTTATCACCAATTAATCAACGAGTTTATGAAAATGTAACTGAGTTTGATTTGGATATTTATGTTTTGGATTTAATTGATGATGATAGAAGCAATATAAATGTTATTTTATCTGATACCAATCTTATATTAAATGATTTATATAACTATTACAAAGAAGGATATGATAGTAATATCGATGTAATTGGTAATCCTTCATTATCACCATTGAATAATCAACTATTGGATTATGCTGCTGGTTGGGTAATGAGAATAACTCTTGAAGTAAATAACTACACAGCGTGTCAAATTCCATTTATTGATGGTATTCCTTACGTATCTTCAGATAATTGTCAAACAAATACATATAAATACTTAACTTGTGAAACTGTAACTGGTTGTACAAGTCTTCAAGAATACATTGCTGAACAAATTGCAGCAATTCCTTCTGGAACTAGTGTAACTGGATTCTCATACGAGGCTTCTGGCAACACTTTAAGCATTGAATTAAGCGATAATAGTACTTTTGATGTAATAATCAATGAGATGAGCGGAATGACGTTCACAGGAGCTGTATCAGCTACTACTTATTATGGTGATGGTTCAAATTTAACTGGAATTAATGCAACAGAAGTAACTGGATTTACATTTGATACTGGTAATTACCAATTGGAATTAGAACAATCGAATGATAATAATTTTATGGTAGATTTAAGTATCTTGGCCAGCGATATGACAATCACTGGTGGTACTTATAATAGTTCAACTGGTACAGCTACATTTACAAATAATTCTGGTGGTACATTTGATGTAACTGGATTCTTAACTGGGTTCACAGATATATATACAACTGGAGCCACTTATGATGTTTCAACTGGTGAAGCTACATTTACAAGAAATGATGGTAATAGTTACTCTGTGAGTGGATTCTATACTGGTGGAACTGATACTTATGTCACAGGATTTACAAATAATAATAATGTGTTCACCATTTCGGATAATACTGGACAGGACTTTTCAACTACATTAGAGTCATTAACTGGATTAACCATTGGTGGTAATTTAGATGTTATCAGCATTGACCCAGTTGATTATATTCAATTCTATACAGCAGCCACACAAACAAATGAAGTTGGTAGATTAAGATGGAATAATACTGATGGAACACTTGATTTAGGTTTAAAAGGTGGTAATGTAACACTTCAAATTGGACAGGAGACAGTTATTAGAGTGGTTAATAAAACAGGTTCTAATTTATTGGAAAGTCAATATAAAGTTGTTAGAATAAGAACACAAGCTGAAGGTGGTGCTGCTGGACAAAGACTAGCTGTTAAATTAGCACAAGCTAATACCAAAGCCAACCATTCTGGTATATTAGGTGTTGTTACTGAAGATATTAATAATAATCAAGAAGGTTTTATTACATCATTTGGTAACATTAATAAAATAAATACAACAGGTTCACTTCAAGGTGAAACTTGGTTAGATGGTGATGATTTATGGTTATCAGATACGGTTGCTGGTGGTTTAACCAACATTGAACCAACAACTCATCCAGTTAGGATTGGTTATGTGTTATATGCTCATTCAGTTAATGGTAAAATATTTATCTCATTAGAAAATGGTGTTGATGAATTAAATGAATTGCACGATGTTAAAATAAGTGGTGCGACAGGTGGTGATTCTTTACAATATGATGCAACAACATCACTTTGGAAAAATTCACACCCATATTGGACAGTTGATTTAATGGATAATTCATCAGTTGAATTTTATGCTGTACAAGATGTTAAAATTAATTCAATAACAAATATTGTTGGAGCACCAAGTATAACAATAGCCGATGATGGTGTACCTTACACTTTAACAAATACTATTTTATCTGGAAGTAAAATAACAGTAACTAGCAACATTCAATCGGTAGTTAAATTAAATATTACATACTAATGGAAGAAAGATACATTAAAGCAATAGACCCAGACAAATGGGTAAGACCAGCTGGTTGGTTACAAATGCCGACTATTACAAGTGCTGAAAATAAATTAGCATTCTTATTTGCTGTATATGCAAATGAGGAGAATTGTATGGCTATATCTTATGGTTCTTCAACTTGTAATTATGATGTTGATTGGGGTGACGGAACTACTTTATCGGTAGTTAATTCAAATACATCCAGAGAAAAAAGATATGATTATTCTGCTATAACTTCAATTATATTACAAGATGATTTTGGTATTGATTATAAACAAGTTATTATAACAGTTACATTAAACTCTGGTAATACCGCTGTTTGGAGTATTAATCCTGCTGTTGTTAGGTCTGGTAAATCTCAAATTTTAGAATCAGTTATAAGTCATATTAACAGTGTTTCTTTTTTGGGTAGAATAAGCACAATGATGCAAAGCTTAAAAATAGTTAAATTAATACCGATTGCTACTGTAACTAATCATTTTAGAGAATTAATAGCTTTAAGAAATTTTGAAGGATTTGAAAATATAGATACAACAAATACCACAACTTCTGGTACAGTATTTGCAAATATGGGTCCAGTTTGGCAACCATTAAATTTTACCTGGAATAGTGGGGCAGCTGGACAATCAAATATTTTAGCTGGTTGTAGAATGAAGAAGTTTGGTAATATGACTTTTAATGGAAGTGGTGGTATAAGTACAATTATGTCACCAAATTTTGCTTTAAATGAAATAGGTACTTTAAATACTGGTAATCATAACACTTTGGGTGCGGTGTTTCAAAACTGTTTTAATTTACAAAAGATTGGAACAATAACAGCAAATGGTTCAGCTCCGAATATAACTAGTATGTTTCAAAACTGTTATTCTTTACAAGAGATAGTTTTTGCTAATGCTGCTAATGTTACAGTTACAACAACAGCATTCGCAAACTGCTTTGCTTTAAGAAGATTAGTTCTACCAAATATCACAGTAGCAGTGTCAATTACAAGTGCTTGTTTACAAAGAACTGCATTGGTAGAACTATTTACAAGTTTAGGTTCACCTTTAACAACTCAAACATTAACAATAACAGGTAATCCTGGAACACCAGATTTAACAGCTGCTGATTTATTAATAGCAACAAGTAAGAACTGGACAGTAATACAATAAAAAATATAGATATGGAAGATACAAGTGGATTTTACAAATGGGATGAAATAAATAACGAATGGTTGTGGGGACCTACTGCTATTTATGCACCAACATTTACTATAAAAAGAGAGTTTAAAGATACTTACGAATACCCTGTTGATGGTTGGACTTGGTATGATGAAAAACCAGCAGACCCAGAAACAATTTAATTATGACAAATAAAGAATTAGAAAATAAATTAGAAACAGCTCTTCAACAAAGATTGAAAAGCAAAGGTTATATTGATTCTGGTGATTTATTTAATTCAATTAAATTTACAGTAAAAGATACTCAAGATGGACCAAAGGTTGAGTTGGAAGCTAATGATTATATTCAATTCTTAGATAAAGGTAAATTATTAAGTGATTTCTTTAAGTCTGATGCATTTTTAGGACCATATGGTGATTACATATCATCTTATATCTCAAATACCATTACAGACGGTCTTACAAGTTAAATGATTTCTTAAAAGATAATTGATTAAATATAAATATTAACGGCAATCCTAATATATAATCATATTTGGTAATATCACCATCAGCTAAATTGTATAATATTGATTCCCAAGACCATCTTTTCATTGATTCTTCTTTAGCAATTTCTTTTTTGTCTTCCTCAGTTAAATATTCATCAAATTTATTCTCATCACTTAATGGTGCTTCAAATAATAAATTATAAGTATTTAAAAATAGTTCTTTAAATTTAGTATATTCATCAATTATACCATATACATTAGTAATTGGGATTAATTTAAAATACTCTATACGTTTATTTACATCAATACTACTGTATGGTTCAATTATAACATTACCCCATTCATCTTCTTTTGTTTTGCGCCACATAATAGTACAGATATTTGGTAGATATTTAAATAAATCGTTTGTAAAATAATATTCCATATCAATGAATTCACCAAAACTTAAATTTTCAATACTTTTATAATTAAATAATTCTATATTGTATTTAAATTTTGTAGTTGGTTCATTGAATCTAAAGTTGAATTGTTGTCTTATTTCATTAAATTCTTCAACATCTAGTTCTTCCATATCTTCATCAAATATATTATCCATTAAGATTTCAAATACTTGTATTTCGTAGTCAAAGTGTGACTCAAATTGGTCCTCTTGTAATTGTTTATATTCAATATATTGGTCAACTTTAACATCTGACCAAGATTTAGGCAGTTTGTTCACCATTTTCAGCTATATTTTTCATATTGATTGTTATTTTTTGAAGTATAACTGCTATATAAGGTAAAGCAGTTGAATAATTCAAATCTTTAAATAGATTTGCCTTATGTTTAATGTGCGCTTCATCATAATGTTCTACCTTTGTTAAATCACTACGTTTAAATAATACTGCCATTACATTGGCCACATACTTATTTGGGTTACGTTTAATGAACTTTTCAACATACTTTAAGTCTTTCACCTTCGGACTAAATTCATCACCTTCAAATGCAATATATGTGTAACCATCAATTTCAATTTCTTTGATAAATTCTACATCCATTTGATAATCTGTAAATTCTTTAGTTAATTGAATAAATTTGGCACCATCTAATTCTTCAATTAAATCGATTGGTAAACCAACAAATTCAAATATTTGAAAGAACTTATCAATATAATCTAGTTCTGTATTATTCATAATTTCTGAGATATACTCAAATTCATTTATTGTTAATTCTGTTGGTAAGTTTCTCATTTGATAATTGTCACCATTAAAATTGAA